GTATCGTTACATCGTTTCAGTTCGAGTTGATGTTGTCGCCTCCACTTAATATGTTGCGATGCAACGGATCGAATCATGTTGAGTTCTTGGTCTGTGGCCCTCTGGCACAGGTCGGTGATGTTGGTGGTTAGCATGGCGTGTTAGAATTAGGTTTAGTTGTTGTGCTGATCTTAGGTTCTACGGGGTAATAAGGGCGAACTCGCCACAATTATAATTCAATCGGGACTGGTTGGGGTGGTCATGGGCGGAGCGATATATCTGATTGTAAAGTATTAAAAAACATTGCTGCTACTGGTCTATCAAATCCTTTGATCGAATATGGAACTCTAAGAATAATATCATTTTGTAATAAAGTCATGGCTGTTTTACATATTTTTTGAGTTCCAAACTCTACAATGCCATGAGGTCTACTAATAGTTATTGAATCCATATCATCATCATCTGGCATATTTGTATCGTCTGCATAAATTTGTAATAACTCTGCATCTTGATCTAACTCAAATAAAGCATCTGCACAACCATTTGTTTTTTTTATTTTAAATCCCTCCTTAATTAAATTATTTGCATTATTATCAAATTCTTTATCTGGGAATGCCCAATCATCAATATAAAATACCTTCATCCATAAATGATTCTGTATTATCATATTTTTTATTTTGGGATACCACATTAAATCGCCTAAATCATATTTACCCCTATTGTCACCATAGCCGCATAATAATTTTAATAACCAAGACGTTTTAATATCTCTCTTAAATTCTTCCATACATTGAAAGTAGATAAATTTATCTTCGTCAGATAATTTTTCATAATAATTTCTACCTATTTTCTCCAATGTTGGTGCGCCAAATGTAGTATCCATTCCTCTTATAGCTATTGTCATATCTGACTCCATTCATAATAGAACTGATGCCAGTTCCGTGCAATAATATAAAACCCTCCGGACTTCTCGACCTCAGCCTGAATCTTCTTCTGATCCTCACTCTGCCGATCTTTGCCGATCTTGACCTCGATGGCTACCGTAGCACTGATCGTTCGATCTCCGACCTGTATCGGTTTGCCTGCCATTATATCGGCTATACCCTTTCTGGTGCCTGATCTCGTCCACTTACCGTTACGCATGATTCCGGTGTTGTTGATCCGATCTGCATAGCCTCCGGTCAGTCTAATGAAATCAACGATGGCCGTAGTTAATCCGTTTGCGGTCTTATCTGAGTATTTCGTCATAGGTACATACGATTCGGGTAGTGTTGTCTTGCTGCACTTAGATCTGTGCTTGAGTTGTTCCAGGTCGCGTAGGGTCATCCGTTTACGATTACATCCATTTGCATCGCAATATCGCGCCACTTAGTTACGTTCGATCGGTACTGATTGTAGTTGTAGTAATCGCGTTCGATAGCATCGAAATACTGCGACCAGACGTATTCAAGTGATCGCGGTGAGGCTACCATACCGTGATCCTTATAGAACTGTTGTATCATCCCAATATCGGTACATACGTTCCTGCGTTGTTCCATCCGGGTAGATAGTTCTCCAGATGCGCGGTGCAATCTTGTAATCGGTTGGTTCATTTCGGTCGTGGATTAAAGTTAAAACATCTTTTAGTAATCGAAGGTTCAAATAGACTCGACCATAGCGAGTCGATGATTCGGATCGGTTCATTTCTGGTTGGTGTTAGGTTCGACAGGCCAATAATACTCACATTCGGTAGTGCCCTCCTTAGTTGTAAATTCAAAGTCTGAGTAACTCTGCATATACTTGTCAGGCGTTGCAGTGAATCTGTAACAAGACTCTCTCAGTGGACAGTCATTGTTTTGGCACATAGATATATCAGGCATAGTCACCACCCCCCATCAACCCTCCTATGTACTCCCGACACTGTCCGACCCGTTCACGTAGCCGAGCAATAGCCGCATCATCACGCTCGATCTCGAATGTCTTTAATCGTAACCCTACCGGTAGATCGCTATACTTCATCCGAGCCTTCACCTTATCATATACATCCATCTCGATCTCCGATTCACCCATACCGCGTGCAATACTATACGCCTCGCGTTCGATCAGGTGATCAGGTGCATCCATCAAACAGTACACGATCATTCCCTTGCTCATTTCGGTCAGTGCCATGTAAGTCTGAAGCTGCCAATAGTACTGAGTAGGTAGTTCCGTTTCAAGCAGAGGAAAGCTAAAGCAGTCCCAAGAGCATTTAATATCCGGTACGACCGTAGGCAGCACCAGGTCAGGCGTTCCGATCAGGTCAGCATCGTTGTAGGTCGTTTCGTTCTTATAGACTAGTCCCCATCCTAACTGCATTGCGGCAAACTCGATCGCGTCCGATTCCATCGCATTGCCTTTATCGAAATACTTAGATGTAACCACCTTCGGACGGTTGTAAATCTTCTCCTTAAGCCACGTCTGGCAGTAGGTCTTAGCCGTTTCGCTTAGTCCCGATCCGCTTCGGGCGTTGGTCATAATCTGGCTCGCGGCTGATGCGCGAATCTTAAATTCTAATTGCATAGGTCAGTGAGGTGTTGAGGTGAAACTAAGTATTTCTTTTGAATCTGATCGACCGTAACCGTTCCGGCTTTGATCGCCGCCTTCGCATCAGACCACTTAGGGTGGGTCGGAGTGAGAGATTCCTTGCTGATCGTTTCGCGCACTCGGAGCGCATCGACTACGTCACCGAACGCTTTGACTTTTTTAACATAGAGCGTGATCTGACGGCCTGCCCATTGCTCGATGAAAGGCGTACCAAGTACTTTGGTGATTGACTTCAGGTTCGTAGCGTTCAATACCATAGGCTTCTGACCTTTCAGGTGCGCTACTACGCAGCTTTCTTTCTTACCGTCAGTATTCGCAATCATTTCGCTCGTAATACGGTCAATCGTTACGGTTAACTCTGGATTGTCAGAGCCATCGATCAAAGCCCACGATCCGATATAATCTGGATTGTAAACCTTCTTATAGTGTGTTAGGGGTGTTGTTGTCATTTCTTATAGTTTAGTATTGTTCCATGATTTACATCGTACACGAACGCCAATTGATGGCTACTATACGAGCTTGACCGGATCTCTTCGATCTGCTCATCACTGAGCGTGCGGATTCGACCTGACTTATTAGCCTTGACCAATCCGTTACGCATCCGGCATCTCTTTACCGATACAACCGATCTGCCTAACAAATCAGCTATCCTACGGTCACTCAGCTTCAGGTTGTCCCGAATCATCCTGAGTTCTTCGGTTGTCCAGTATCGTTTCATGAGCGTTGAGATTTAATGATCCGATCCAGTTCGATCTTACGCGCCTCGTACTGACTCACGATATATTCTGCATAGTCACGTATCGCCTGGCATTTATCCGATCCGCAGCCACCACGTAATGCCGTCTGCACATATCCGGCCGATACGCCGATCTCCGATGCGATTCGGCTGATGTCGCCGAACTTTAATTGCTTAGTAATGTTCATAATCTATTTGGGTTAATGTTTCTGTTCAGTTCATCCGGTGAGGCATTCTCCTGCCAGTTCAAATCATCTTCGCTCTCGCTCGGATAGTCAAATTCATAATCGACCTGCATCTGGTTTGCACATTCAAGGAAACATTCCAATCCGGTTAGGCTAAACATAGATCGGGTCAATTCGATTGTGTCCGATTGCCACTGTGCTATCGCATCACGTGGAGGACAATTGTCGAACTCATCGCGCAGCAGCCGGCATATCCGGTCTGCTTCGTCTGGGGTGAGGTTCTTTTTCATAAAGTTGTGGGGTTTATGCGTTTGAACAAATCAATGTATATTTTTCTAATGATCCATTGATTCTCCATTCGTTAGAATAATCTTCGCTTGAAAGTATCTCGATAGCTCTCATTTTATTATAGTCCTGATCGTTAATCACAATCACTACATATTCTGGATGAGTTGCAATGTAATTGATAAGCTGAATCGTTTTCATGTGGGTTGTTGTTGTTTGTTATTGACCTTGCAAATATATATACTTCAATACATCCAATGCAAGTGAAATCGTTACGGGTTTTAGGTAATAATCGTAACTGACTGATTTTCAACGGTAGAATCTTAATAATGCGCTATGGGGTAGCGGTAATAATACGTTAGCGGTAATTAGCCGTTTGGATGAATCTTACATCCATTCGGATACCATTTATCACCGCCAGTAAATCTTATACACTTGCACTCGTCAACGGCTAACTCACCGCTAACATTGTGTTTGCGCAATTTTCGTTCACGTTCTAAAATAACAGCTTCATCAAGGAGCGAAACTACATGCCTAACATCAATCATTGATACTTCGCCAATTTCGCCAGCTATCAATATTTGTTCTTTAGTATATTTTTTCATATCAAATTTTCGTTTAAAACTGCGCAAACACAAGAACCGTTACCTGCAATTCCCACCCCGATCAGGTACAAATCAGGGCTAACCCGGTTCGATTAGCCCCGATCGGGTGCGGATTAAGCAATACGCCAGATGCGTACTCCACCTTCTACCTGCTTAGTTTTCCAGTCACGATGTAGTTTAGCGTGTTTAGACCAACTTCGAGCATTTGTCATTAAACTATTAGAAACCTTTACCCTGTTTTCGCAAGGCACAAAAATACTATCACCAACCTCAAAATCATTCCAAGGATACTTTGTGCGATGTGATCTAATTTTGTCTAATCCTGAATAAGTGTGGAACGGTGGTACTTCAATTCCTTTTTCAATAATGTAGTTTGCCATAGTTTTTTTTGTGACAAAGGTAATATTATTTTCTGTGATTCTGTATAAAACCCGAAAATAAAGGCTTTGGTAACACATTGCTACAACTTCAATTTTCAATGTGTAATTTGCAAACAATTGAAGATCAGTAAGTAAACCAATTTTGTAACGATATTACAATCGTAACAATTTTTTTTGGACTTTCCCCATAGGGGTGTGTTAAAATTAAATATATAAAAAATATAGGCTTTAGATGTGTTACGATCGTTATTCTGTTACCAAAACAGTTAATTGCCTGAAAACCAATCGAATCGTTGTAACACATTCAAAATCGAATCTGTAGCAACCTGTTACAGATCGCTCGAATCGGTTGAACCTGAATTAATTGTGTGAAAATCGGTGTAAATTGAAGGTACTTTTCCTTGCAAATCTGATCGCGTGTACTTACATTAGCCGAAATAATTAGCCAGATGGGATACGAACACAAAGAGAATAGCGGTAGTCTATTCAGGAATGAATCAAAGAAGTCGGACAATCATCCAGACTACACCGGTAAGTTAAACGTCAAGGGCGAAACGCTCGATCTATCCGGTTGGATCAAGGACACTAACGGTAAGAAGTGGCTGAGTTTATCAGTACGTGAACCGCGCCAGATCGATGCGAACGTACCGAGCGAAGTAGCCCCGAACGATTCAGATTTACCATTTTAGCCTATGAAAGCTTGTTTTAAGTGTAAGGTTGAAAAACCATTAGAACTATTTTACAAGCATAGCAGAATGCTTGACGGCCACCTTAATAAGTGTATTGAATGTACTAAGAAGGATGTGACTGAAAGATATGTTCATAAAGCACAAAACAACGAATGGTTAGAAGGTGAACGTAAACGAGGGCGTGACAAATATCATCGACTTAATTACAGAGATGTTAAAATAGCTGCATCTGTAAAGAAAGTAATTATTAGTGCTTACCGTAAAAAATATCCGGAAAAACAATTAGCCCGTAATAGATCGCAAAGGCTTGATCGTCCATTTGAGCGTGCAAATGCACACCATTGGTCGTACAACAAAGATCATTACGCAGATGTTATCTGGCTTAATTATTCAGACCATGCAAAGGCTCACCGATTTATTCAGTACGATCCTATTACATTTATGTATAAACGTAAAGATAACGGCGAGTTACTATCTAATCGAACAGATCACAATACATTTATTAATTACTGCATAACTTGTATTGAGTCATGATTTCGATCTGTCACCCCTCATACGGTCGTCCTGAGCAGGCTCGTCGGTGTGTTCAGCAGTGGTTAGATCGAATGGTTACGGATACGTCAATCGAATGGATACTGAGCCTGAACGATAACGATCCTCAGTTCAGCAACTACATGAAGGTTATGGATGATACCGGCCTGATCGTAGTTGCTGACTCGTTCAATGGTATGGTAGCTGCATCGAACGCGGCTGCATTGAGATCAAAGGGCGATATCCTGATCCTGGTCAGCGATGACATGGAAGCACCGCAAGGATGGGATCAGTTGCTACTGTCCGATCAGTACCTGAACGGTGCGAATCCGGTAGTGTTGCAGGTGCATGACGGGATCCGATCGGATATAATGACTCTGCCCATAATGAATCGTATAGCATACAATGTTCTGGGGTATTTGTATCATCCCGGTTACATTTCGATGTTTGCCGATAACGATCTGGCCGAAACGGCTAAGATGCACCACTTGTACCGGGTCAGTTCGATCGTAGGGTTTCAGCACAATCACTATACGGTGGGTAAGTCCCAGAAGGATGCGACCTATGACCGAGAGAATAGTTCGATCGCGTGGAAGGTTGGTGAGAAGCTATTTGAACAACGTAAGGCAGGAGGGTTTCCGCTATGAAGATATACATCAGAATGAATAATGAAGATGTGATTATTGCAAATAATTCAAAGCAATACGGTCAATTAATGAAGGCTTGTGAAGCCGGAAGCGGTGTATTTTTATTAAAAGATGCAGAAATAAATGGCTCATTAGTTTGGGGTGATACTGTCGTAATGATTCATAATATTTCCACTTTCATTCTATACTGATTCGTGACTGATATCCTCACCATCTGCATCCTCACCCTGAACGATCGCGAGCAGTTTTATAAGCGGCTGCGTCAGTGCCTCGATCCGCAGGTGATGGGTAAACCGGTACGAATCATCACGGTCAAGGACAACTATGAGAGTACGATCGGTGAGAAACGGAACAGTGCAGTCGATGCCGTGCAGACCGAGTATATGTGCTTTATCGATGATGACGATCTGGTAGCAATGCACTATGTGGATACGATCCTGAAGATGCTTGAAGCGCGACCTGATGCGGTAGGTATTAGGGGTATGCTGACTGAGGGTAAGTCTGCACCGCTCTATTTCATTAACCAGCTCGGATACGACTGGGAAGCCAAACCGAAACGGATCAAGGGTCAGATGACGTACCTGCGCCCGGTCAATCATCTCAATCCGATCCGAACGGAGATAGCCCGAAGGTACCCGTATGCGATCCTGAACCATGCAGAAGACTTCGACTATGCCAGACGGATGGCCGCTGATAATGCGATTTCGGTATGCCCTTTGATAGATAGAATTTTGTACTTTTACCAGTACAGAAAAAACAAGTGAGCGCAAAGTCACTACTAAAGTTCCTGCATGACAATATCGACCCGGATCAGTTAGTTGCCGATTACATGGCACTGAGCAAATCTGAACGGGTTAAGTATGCTATTGAGATCACGCGCCTGTTGAAGGAAGATGAATCGAGCGGAGCAGTTACATTGACCGTTAAATATCCTGATGGATCACCATTTAACAATAGTACCTCAACCGCTGCATAGTGGACAATTGTCCGTTATTGCCAGTTCCAAAAGGTATAATGTCCTAAAGATCGGTCGCAGGTGGGGTAAGACTTTTTGCTCAGTCAACTACCTGATAATTGCACCGGCTTTAGAAGGCTATCCGGTAGCTTACTATGCTCCGACCTATAAGGATTTAGATGAGGTCTGGCAGGAGTTGAAGACGTTACTCGAACCGATTATAATCAAAAAGAATGAGCAGACTAAGCAGCTTCGACTTATCGGGGGTGGGGTTATCGATTGCTGGAGTTTGGACAATCCTGACTCTGGTCGCGGTCGCAAGTATAAGCGCGTGGTGGTGGATGAGGTCGAGAAATCGAAGAAGTTCAAAGAAGCGTGGCAGGGGGCGATCATGCCTACACTACTCGATTATAAGGGAGACGCTTGGCTACTATCAACGCCAAAGTTCGGAGATACCTACTTCAAAGAACTGCACAAGCGAGGGGGAGAACCAGGATGGGCAGCATTCAATCTAAGCACATACGATAATCCGCATATTGACCGCGATGAGGTTGATGAGTTACGCAAGCAATTAGATGATCTGTCATTCCGGTGTGAGATATTAGCTGAGGATGTTGACCTTGCTTACAATCCGTTTGCGTATGCGTTCGATCCGATCAAGCACGTTCAGCCGGTACAATTCGATCCGAAGGGGACGCTATACCTTAGCTTCGACTTCAACGTCGATCCGATTACGTGCCTTGCGGTGCAGCAGTACGGCACTGAGATACACGTGATCCGTGAGTTTGCTCTGGCCAACTCAGATATTTACGCGCTATGCGATCAGATCGTATCGGCCTATCCGACTGCATCGTTTGTGATCACGGGCGATAGTACCGGTGCGAATCGAACGGCGGTGACTCAGGGTAATCTTGGGTACTACGATGTGGTGCGTACTAAGCTGCGGTTAGGCAATGCCCAGATGAAGCAGCCGCGAATGAATCCATCGGTACGGGATACACGGGTACTATTGAATAGTCTGCTTCAGAATGCAACGGTCAAGATCGATCCGAGTTGCACGGGGTTGATACGGGATCTTAAGTATGTGGAGGTGGATGGCGAGGGTGATATTAAGAAAGACCGTTCGACCGAAAACAAGAAGGCCGATCTGCTCGATTGCATGAGGTACTATTTATATACATTTCATTCCGATTTCATTCGATTCTTTTTGTAAATTTGCTCTATGGCTACATATCAGGCGATTATATCCGTACCGACTGCTAACATTGCTAACGTATGGGCTATTGAAATATACTACCCAAGTACGTCATATAGTTTCGGTGGTGCTACTGAAACGCTTGCTCAGGCTACATCGGGCAGTATTGCCGGAATTAATACGGCACTAACCGGTACGACTTCTTATACCTCGACTCTTTCAGGTACAGATACGATCTATCGGGTACTGATCACATCGCCTACGCTTGTACCTACTTCGATTACTTTTGAGAACGTAACGCAGTCTGACTTATATAACGATGGATTCACTGCCATCGATTCCTGCTCAGGATGCGTATCGGTTCAGTGGAGTCAGTGCGAGGATGAGTATGAGATCGACTTAGGTCTGACCGCATCGACCATGTATAACTACACTATGACGCATCCGCTGACCGGAGTCGAGTACACTCAGAACACAACTACCACGAATCAGGGCGTTACGGTTTGGGATGCTACGACCTACCCTGAACTATACACGGTCGGTAATGTGTTTGTGTTGACTGCAACTACTACTGGCGGTGCAGAGGTTTCGTTTAACTACAACGGCACAGAGTATTCGTGCGTTCAGATTACAATCGTTAACCAAACATCGGTATATCCATGATCGAACTAATCACTATCAGCATCATGCTGACTCTAAACGGGCTGATGTGCAACGGCTTGTATCTGGCAACGCAACCAGGTATGTTACTATCCGGCATCGGTGACTGGGTACATGACTATATGCCCAAACTATACAGTCCGATCTGCGGCTGCATTACCTGCATGGCATCGATCTGGTCGTGGCCGTTTTGGTTAGTATCATCGAATCCGATCTATTTTGTAGGATATATCTTCGCACTGGCAGCAGTAAATACATTATTCTATAACACATTCTTCGATGAGCAGTAACTACGGCATAATGACAATCGGAATCACTGAACACGCTCAGGAGCATTTCGTGGTAACATTAGTTCGATCTGGGACGCGTGATGGCATGGAGAATTATAGTTATTCAATATCTGCGGTTCACGATGTGATATATGTTAAGGGTGATGCTATCAATAGTGTTATCGAGTTAAAGATAGATGGGTTCGAGTGTAGAATACCTTTCAACGATTTGAACGGTGTAGTCATTGATGGAGTTAGTTATACCGGCAACTACGCAGGAGCATTAGCAGCACTGAATGCAGCATTCAATTTTAGTTGATCAGATCAATGCGTTACTCATCACTAACGGATGGTCACCACGCGGAACGTGCGCCTGCAAGGGCAGACCATACCGGTGGACAAAGGGCGGTTATCAGTTCAAGCTATACGCAGATAGGTGGATAATATCACACGGAATAAATACGAT